CAACGATGTATATCGACGCGATACCAGAAGAAGTGTTTGATGAATATATTATAGTGAAGTGGTACAACGCGCCGTATGAGCATGGATTTGAGCATTTTCAGGTCGGTTATACCATAGAAGATGACACGATAAATTTCGCGCCACTGGAAGAGTGGGTAGGCGGAGGATATGTATTTGTACTAGGTCAGAAATCAAAGGCGCGCGAGATTATAGAGTTGAAAGTCGGGCGACGGTTTAGCCGCGAGAGTAAGGAACAGTTTTTGCAGTTGGCAGAGCTAATTCGCGACACGGTGGGTAAGTTGGTAGAGTTAGTCGAACCCGCTGAAGGGGATAAAGCCGAGCCGCCTCCGCTGGAGGCACTCACTTTGCGCTTGATGGAAATTGAGCTTCTGGAGAACGAGTTAAAGTTAATGGAGGATTAGATGATGAATTACAGAGAGAAGTTAAAAGCCGCGCAAGAGCGGTTTAATCTCGTCAAAGCGGTGTTAGGCGGCGATGACGCAACGATTAAAGCGCTACCAGACGCGGCACAAGAGCGAGTTAAAGAAGCGTTGGCGTTGACGCCGGAGGAGCGCACCGCGTGGTGTAATGGTCTGGTAGCAGAGGCAAAGCAGCTGCAGAAAGAAGCGGCGCAACTGAAGGATATTGCACAGACAGCGATTGACACGGCGGTGGCGCAGGCGGAAGCGGCGCAGGACGATGCACCGCGCAGTCACGGGTTCAAGAGCTGGGGCGAGTTTTTGGTAGTGGCGAACGACAACATGACACTGCCAAAGAGTCAGCGTGACCCGCGCGTGGTGGTGTTCGACGAGGGTCCGGGGGCACGCAAGGACATGGCGGGCAGTTCGCTGGCGGGCGGGGGCGCGCTCATTCCGCAGCAGTTCCAAGAGCAGTTGTACGCGCTGCTGAACGAAAACTCTAACGTGCGGGCGCAGGCGACTATCATTCCGATGCGCCGGCGGCAAGTGCTCATTCCAGTGCTAAACCAAACAACTACGACGGTGGGGTTGCCGCACTGGTTTGGTGGACTCCAGTTTTATTGGGCGGAAGAGGGCGAAGAGAAGACGAATTCGGACGTGGCATTTCGCCAGATGGCGTTGACCGCGCACAAGTTGGTGGCGTTGACGCATACATCTGACGAGTTGCTGGACGACAGCGCGGTCTCGCTGGAGGCGTTCCTGCAGGGGCCGATGGGGTTCGCGGGTGGCGCAGCGTGGATGGAGGAGTACGCGTTCATTCAGGGCACGGGCGCGGGGCAACCGCTGGGCGTGATTAACGCGAACGCGACTATTTCAGTGGCGCGGGCGACGGCGAGCACGGTCGGGTATACCGACATCGTGAATATGGTGGAGAGTTTGCTCCCGAGCAGCAAGGCGATCTGGATGATTACGCAGAACGCGATGAGCAACATTATTCAGATGAACGGCCCCACGGGTAACGCGAGTTACGTCTGGCTGCCAACGGTGCAGGGCGGCGCGCCAGGCACGTTGTTCGGGTATCCGGTGGTCTGGACGGATAAACAGCCCTCCGTGGGTACGGCCGGCGATGTGTTGCTAGTGGATTGGAGCAAGTATCTTGTTGGCGACCGTCAAGCGAGTACGGTTAGCTCCACGCCGTTCGGTCCGCGGTGGACATATGACCAAACTTCGTGGCGGTTAGTGCATCGCGTGGATGGGCAACCCTGGTTGAGCGCGCCGTTTACGTACAGCGATGGTAGTACGCAGGTATCGCCATTCGTGAAGTTGAGCGACGCGGCGAGCTAGAGGAATTGGTAACGTTTTAGATGCGGCAGCGCGTCTCCGCGCTGCCGCGCGATAGAGAGGTGACAGTAGATGAATACGACAAGATTTACAGAGATTTGTTATCCGCTCGTGTGTATTCACGCGGATAGTGTGGCAGCGGGAGAGGTCAACAGTGGCTATGTGGCGTTGCGCGATTACAATCGCGCGGTGGTGCTGATTGATGTGGGCGATATGGGCTCGAGCGCGACGTTCGACGTGGACATAGAGCAGGCGACCGACACGAGTGGTACTAGCGCGAAGGCGATCACGGGCAAGTCGATCACGCAGTTGACGCAAGCCGGCGGCGATAGTGACGACATCCTCGCGGTGGAGATTATGACCGATGAGTTGGATGTGGACAACGGCTTTGACTGTATCAACGCCGAGGTCACAGTGGGCACCGCGGCGGTCGAGTGTTCGGTTTGGATTATTGGGTTTGACCCGCGCTTTGCGCCGGTGAGCACGACCGCGTGGACTGAAGTAGTGACATAGGCATAACGCGGGCGGGCGCGGTTATCCGCGCCCGCTCGATACGGGTGGCACGATGGAATTCAAAGAGATTGTCAGTTTAATTTCGGATCTCGGGGTAATCGCGGTGTTGGCGTTGTGGGTGTGGTTGTTTGTGCGCGGTCTAATCTTGCCAGCTACGGTGGTCAACGAAATACGCGAATTAAGTAAGATTTTGCAGGAATATTTGGAGCATGACCGGGAGCGATGTGTTGTACAGGACGATGCCATCGCGCAGATACAGGAATACGTGAAAGAGAGTCGCACACGGCAGCTATCGTTAGCCGTAGGATTGACGCGGTTTACCGACGGTGTCGCTCGTTTGGCGGACACTATCGGCATGAAAAAGAACGGCGAGCGGTTTAGACAAATACTTTCGGATACCCAGACATGAGTAGTATCTATGTACAAGTAACGGCGATTAAACGTGTAGAGCGCGCGGGTGTATTGACCACATACTACCCGGGCGACTGGGTAGAGGTCAATCGCGGGGTGGCGAAACGCTGGTTGGCGGCTGGTGACGCGGTCATTTTTAACATGGCTGAGACCGACTTGCTTCCGCGCCATGCCGGTGCAGTGATAAATCGGAACAACAAGAATGCGTTGCAGGCATTGCAACAGGTCGGCGTGGCGTATCAGACATCGCGTAGTCGATTGCAGTTGCCGTATGAGTTTACATTGCTATGGGATGTAGCGTTTGACCTCGCGCAGCCGGGGTTGATCGTCACCGGTTTGGCATTGTTGGAGCGGTGGGAGGTACTCGCGCCGTTTTATGGCTATGACGTGTTAGCCAGTACCTGCGGCGACGCGGAGAGTCGGGAGCGCACCCAATGCTTAGTCCACGACTTGCGAGTGCCGGTGTATAATCCGCGCCTGTTGTTCGTGCGCGATTGCCAGCGTACGCGGCAATTGTTGCGAGTGTGGCAGGATGAGGGGGGCGATAATGACCTGTCATTTTTACGCGCGGTGTATCGCGTAAAACCGCTAATTAACCCGTTGCCGAGTGAGTGGGAGCGAAAATGAGCGAGCGCGGCGTGGTTTACATCGCCTACGGCGCACCGGCGCGGCGGGAGACGGAGAAGAGCATCAAAAGTTTGCGCCGCGTACATCCAGCCTTGCCGGTGACGGTGGTCAGTGACGCACATTTTGGCATGGGTGTGAACCTGCGCCGCGTGCCGGAGCGCGATATGGGTGGGCGGTGGCAGAAGACTCGCGCGTATGAGTACAGTCCGTATGAATTGACGTTGTTGCTCGACGCGGATACGCGGGTACACGGAACGATTGACACGGGATTTGCGGCGTTGGCGGATGGGTATGAACTGGCCGTCACGGCATCGGTGAACGCAGGCGAACGTTGTCTGTGGCATGTGGCGGAGGCGGACCGCGAGGCGGCGTTTAACTTGTACGAGGCGGACAACTTGCTCGCTATGCAGGGCGGTGTGATATTTTTTCGCAAGTGCCGGCGGGTGCAGCGGTTTTTTCAGGCGTGGGCGCGGGAGTGGGCGCGGTACGGCGACAAGGATATGGGCGCGTTGCAACGGGCGATTTATTATCACCCGTTGCGAGTATGGTGGCTGGGGTATCCATGGAATGGGGTTAAGGGCGGCGCGGTGATTGCGCATCATTTCGGAGCAGCACAGCGGGATAGGCCATGATTAGATGGGGCTTAATTTTTAGCTATTTTAGCTTGGGCGTGGTGCTGGGAAGTATCTGGGGGGCGTGGTTGATTTATAGCGCGGTGGTGAGTTATATCGCGCTGCATGGTGGCGCGGCATTAGAGCGCAAGCTGGGCGAGTTCGTAGACTGGAACCGGTTACGGCGAGAAAATATCGAAGAGTGAATCATGGGGGAGTAAAACTATGCGAGAAGTTTTTAAAGCAGAGCATTGGTTCATGGACAGCGTAGGTTGGTTATACACGGTTAATGGTACGAAGCTGGCGCGCTTAGGCGGCGATAATATACTCTATTTGTGGGACAAACGCGCTAAATGCGAGGTTGCGGTTGGTTTGATCGATTTGCATCGCGCGGATTTAATTGCCGCGTTACGAACTGAAGGGGTTGAATGGCAAGAAATTGAGAACGAACGTGATCGCTGTTATTGAGAACTTGATGCAGCCGCTGTGGGAATGGATGGTTGTTTTTAATGCTGAACTGGCAACCTGCGCGACAAAGTTGTACTACAGGCTAAATATGTGCGCGGGGCAAGTGGCAGAAAATTATCAGGTATTAGCCGATAAGTTGTCGGAAGATGAATGACAGACAGGTTAATATTGTGTGCGAGGAATTAGATAGCGACCGCATTCTACCGCGCAAGGCGCGGGCGTTGGCGGCGGAGACCGGCTGGGCATTGCAGGAGACGCCGGACGCGAGCGCGGACGTGAATTATTTCATCGGTTATATCACGTTTACGCACAAATTTCGGAATTGGCAGGAGACGCCAGTTGCGGCGTATTTCACGCATAAGGACACCACGCGGGCGACTAAGGTGCGGTGGTGGGATACGGCGGCGCGGGAGGTGGATTTGCGCTGCGTGAGCGCGGAGTTATACGCGCGACCGTTACGTCTGTTGGGACGGACGGCAATTGTGCGCCCGCCAGTGGACGTGCAGTTCACGTTACCAGCTGCACCTGTGATGAACGAAATACCGATCATTGGCATGTCGGGTTTTTGGGAAGGGAGTGGGCGCGGGCGCAAAGGGACACACTTGGTTGAGCAACTCCTTCACAGCGCGGTGGCGAAGCAATGCGCGTTCAAGGCAGCTGGGCGCGGGTGGCCCGTATCGACAGAGTTTTACGATTGGGCGGACATGGTCGCGTTTTACCAATCGCTGGATATTTATTTGTGCAGTTCGCTCATCGAAGGTTGTCCGATGCCGCCGCTGGAGGCGTTGGCGTGCGGCACAGCGGTAGTGGTGCCTGACGGGGTCGGGCTGATGGGTGAGTTACCTACCTGTCCGGGTATCTATCACTACGCGGCGGGTGATTATGATGGTATGGAACGCGCGGTGCAGCGGGCTATTGATTATCGGCATAACGTGTACCCGGAGAAGTTGGCAACGGTCGCGAGTGAGTATTGTGCAGCGCACTGGGCGGTAGATCATGAGTACGCGTTTAGCGAGTTTGTGCCTGCCACTACGCGTATAACCGTACCAGAAATAGTACCACCGCGTGACGGCGAGTGTGGTGTGTACGTAGTCGCATACGGTGAACCGGCGCGGCGGTGCGCGACGCAGTTATTGCAATCGGTGCGGGAATATCTGCCCAACGTACCGGTGGCGGTGGCGAGTGACGTGCCGCTGGCGGGCGCGGATTTCGATGTCATTTGCGAGGACGTAGACATCGGCGGGCGGTATGCGAAGTTGCACGCGTACGATTTGACGCCGCAGGAGTGGAGGTATGTTTTATATCTCGATGCGGATATGGAAATCGTTGCCGATGCGCGGGTATTGTTTGAGTTCTTGCGTGACGGTTGGGAGATGCTGTTCACGCAGGCGATTGCGCGATATGGCAGGATGCGGGAAACGCGCCGGCCAGACTGCTATGCAGAATGGGAGACGACAGTACAGGAGCTAGGCACGGATAATTTGGTGCAGTTGCACGGTGGCGTCTGGGGCTTTCGGCGCACGGACGCGGTGGCGCGGTTTTTCGAGGTATTGTGGGAGGAATATGAACGCTGGGGGCGGCGGGATTCGTTGGCGTTGATGCGAGCGTTGTATCGACAACCGGTGCGGTTGTTTGTGTTGAGCACGCGGTTTAACATGCCAACTAATCACTGTCGCTATGCGGATAGTGTGATATGGCATAATCACGGTCAGGCGCAACGCGCTGCGCCGATTGCGGTACGTGAGCGGTGGGATAGCGCGGCGGCACGGAGTAGAATATGAGTAAGAAAATTCTGAATTTGGGCGCAGGAAATGAACCGCTTGAGGGCGCGATTAATCACGATAAAACTCAGCACGCGCCGTATATTGACGTAGCACACGACTTAAACGTTTTGCCATGGCCGTTCGCGGACGAGGAGTTCGACCGCGTGTACTTTAAGGCGGTAATTGAGCATCTGGAGTTGACGTTTTTAGAGTCATTGAACGAGATATGGCGCATCACGAAGCCGGGTGGGAAGCTGTATTTGAAATATCCGTTGTGTACGGCACGGAAGTCGTACCGCGACCCGACGCACCGCTGGTTTTGGGATAAGACTACGGTGGATAGTTTCGACGCGGACACGGCGCTGGGCGCGCTGTCGCAGTTACTAGCGTTTTTGGACGGGATTGATGAAGTGACGTTTGAGGACGCGGTGGCAGAGATACAGGCGTGGTGTCGGTATATGACGCACCTGTTGGCGCAGCAGGAACAGTGGCATGGGTGGATGCCCGCGACGGTGGATTACTTCGATACGGAGACGAAAATCGGCGCGACGTATGGGTTTTATATGGCACGAAAGTGGAAAATACTAAAGCGTAATTGGCATTATAGTAATTGCTGGGTTACGTTGCAGAAAGTGAAATAGGATGTTATTTACACCTAAACGATTGTTGATTATCGCGCACATGCGCACGGGAGCGACTTTTTTGACGCACTGTTTGGATAGCCATCCAGACGTGTATTGTGCGCGGACAGAGCCGCTCAATCGGTTGAGTTTATGGAGCAAGATTGAGCCGTTCGATTATCGGATGGATGCGGTGTTGGCGCAGGTCGGGTATAAAGTGTGCGGCATGAAGTTGACATATGGACACGTCGATGACGATGTTTGGCAGTATGCGCGGCAAAATCGGTGTGTGTTTATTCACCATGTGCGCGAGAACGTGGTGCGTTCCGAAGTGAGCAATACACTGCGGCAGCAGCGCAAGGAAGGGCGCACGAATTACCCGACGCACATCGTCACCGCGTCGCGGCGCATTAGTCCGGCTACGCTCGACGCGGCGGAGTTGGTGGCTAATTGCCGACGGCATCGGCGCGAGGAGCAAAACATGACGGCGTGGCTGGCGGCGACGGGGTTGCCGGTGCTGCGGACAACGTACGCGCAAATCGTAGGGGGTGAGGAAGTAGAGGCGCGGTGCATTCCAACATTGCCCGCGCAGCGCATTTGTAAGTTTTTGGACATTGAGGAGTTGCCGTTGATCAGCCGTATGCGCAAGGTGAATGTATATAGTATGAAAAGCATTGTAAGCAACTGGGCGGAGGTGCGCGCGGCATTGGCGGAGACGGAGTTCGCGGGGATGGTACAATGACCGATTATTGCACGGTGGCAGAAGTAAAGGCGCAAATTGAGAAAATTCGGGATACGAGTGACACGGAGATCGCGGCGATGATTACCGCCGCGTCACGGTCAATTGATAATTACTGTGGACGGACACGGGATGGGTTCGTCGCGTCGGATACGGCGGCGGCGCGGGATTTCGTGGGCAGCGGGACGAATTATCAATTGATCGATGAGTGTGTGGCGATTTCGACTGTCGCGGTGAAATACTACGGCGAGGAAGATGACGATTATGAGATGTGGGCGAGCACTGATTGGATTGGCGCACGGGGGCGACCGCAGCTCCCGACATATGGCGCGACGCCGTATACAATGATACTGGTGCGTCCCGATGGCACTGAAGCCACGTTCCCATCAGGTTACGACATCCCTACCGTGCGGGTGACGGCGCGCTGGGGCTACGCGGCGAGTGTGCCAGACGTGGTAAAACAGGCGTGTATTATTCAGGTGGCGCGCTGGTTCAAGCGCGGGCAGAGCGGCTGGGCGGATACAGTGGGCAGCCCGGAGACAGGGACGTTGTTGTATCAGCAGACGCTTGACCCGGCGGTGAAGCAATTGTTAATTAGCGGCCGGTTGGTGCGCCCGTCGCTGGCGTTTTGAGGTGTGATGCCCGGTCAAATAGTAGTAGAGATTAGACGGTTGAAAGAGACGCGGCGCGCGATGGAAGAGATAGCGGCGCAGTTGCATGGGCGCGGGATGGTCAATGCGATGAAGAAGGCGGCCGGTTTGGTGCTGCGGGAGAGTCGCAAGAACGCGCCGGTCAATCGCGGATTATTACGCAGTAGTTTGGCGATGGAAGTGCGAGCGACAGCGCGGGAAGTGCAGGGGGTGGTGGGCAGTCCAGTGAAATATGCGCCGCACATGGAGTACGGGACAAAGCCGTTCACTCCGCCCTTGCAACCCTTAGTTCGCTGGGTGGAACTGAAATTCGGCAAGCGCGGGCAAGATGCGATATTGGTGGCGAAGGGTGTCCAGCGGAAGATCGCGCGACGGGGGTTGAAGCCACGCCGGTATCTGCGCAGCGCGGTAGAGGATAACAAGAGTAAGTTAATCGACATTTTGGAGCAAGGGGTAAAGGATATAGTCAATGGCTGATGTAGGTATCGCGCCGATTTGCAGCGCCATCGCGGACACGTTCAAGGCGGCGAGTATCACCGACCCGGTGAGTGGGAATGTCCTGCGGGTGCAGGATTACGATGAGTTGACCGAGGGGTTGGCGGATATGCCGACGTTGCAGGTGTATCCACAAGGCGGGACTACGGACGTGGCAACGGCGAACGACCGTTCAGCGTTTCGCGGCCGTGTGCGTCAGACGGATACCACGTTCATTCTGGATTTGTACGCGCGGCGGCGGGTGCATATTGGCGAGGATATGGAAATCGTGGTGAAGTTGGTGGATTTGGTGATTGCGGTGCTGCAAAATCAGACCACGCAACCGATGTTCGGGTTGACGGTCGGGAACATCAAACCGATTAAGTCTTTTGAGTGGAACTGGGCGCGGGTACTGTTGGATTATAGCATTGAGCAATATGTGGGTGCACGGTTTGAATTGGTAGTGAGGACGTTCTAACTATGTTATATCGAGTGTTGAAACCGTTGAGTACGGGGCATAAAATTGGCGATGTGGCGCCAGCGAGCGAATTTCGGGTGGAGGCGATCCCGCGATTACTTGAGGTACGGGCTTTGGCAGAATTGCACGCGCCGCCATTGCGGGCGTTGCCGGGTTGGACGCGGCGAGCGGAGCGGTTGGCGCGCTTGGATATTGAGCTGGCGGATGAGTTTTTAGAATGTGACGAGGAGGTGGTCGCAACAGAGTTAAAGTATAAAGTAAAGACGATAGAACGCTGGAAAGCAGAGGTGTTACAGGCATTACGCGCACCGCGAACGCGGCGCAGGTGATGCGGGTAGGGACATAAGTTTTATGTGGAGGTGAGATTATGGCTACGAGTACGACGATAATTAACGCGTGCGACGCGGTCGTCAAGTTGGACGATGAAGCAGGTACTTTGACCGATATTACGGGGGCGAGCGCGAAGGCGACGATCAGTTCGTCCGCGAACTCAGCGAGTGTGCGGGTGTTCGCTGACGACGATCCGATCACGAAAGTGTGCGGCAAAGATACGACGATCGGTTTGGAGTGTTTTTATTCGACGGCGGCGGACGAGGCGGTCGATTTGCTCAAACATTGGTGGTTTAATTATTTCGGCACGGCGCGGTCTATCGAAATCTACGTGCCTGACAGCACGGTAGGCAGCGATAAGTTTTATGGCGAGGTGCAGGTGACTTCGTTGGAGTTGCCGCTGGAAGCGGGTAACGCGGAACCGATTCGCGTAAGTGTAGAGTTGGTGACCGACGGGGTGTTCGCGCTGATGACGGTCGCAAGCTAGGAGGCAATAGCGATGAAAGGGCTACAGGATAACGCAGTAGAGCCGTTCGTGGTAGAGTTGGACGCAGGCGCGGTGCGCACGATCACGGTCGATGAATTTGAGACGTTGATTACGATGCAGCCGTTTTCGGCAGCGAAGGTGGTGTTGAACCGCGTTGTGGTTGGCGGTGTGGGTAAAATCCCGTTCGTGCGACTGCGCGAGGTGATGGAAGTGGTAGGCACGGCGCTGACGGAAAGCGTGCGGGGGGAAAGCTAAGGCGACGCGTGGCGCGGCATTTACGGCATGGCGCGGGCGCGCCGCCGCCTGAGTGGTTGGAATACGTGCTGTGCAAGCACGTCTATCAAACAAGTTGGGTTTGGGTCAAGGATATAGCATATCATAAGGCAATGCAGCATTTGCTGTGTTGGGAGGAGGAGCAGAGATGGCAACAAGAACAGTACGACAAACATTAGGACTCGCATTGGTGGTGTGGTTATTAGTAGTAGGAATAGCGGGGGCTGAGGACGCATATCCACCGCCAGCTGCAGCGTACCCCGCGCCGCGGACAGAGATGCCGGTGGTGATGACAGAAACGTTGGGTACAGTGCTCGAACCGGTAACAGACAGCGCGCCGGTAAAGCTGCCGTTGACGGGCGACGAGAGTGATAATCCTTTCGCAGGGATGTCTTTAGCTGAGGTGTTGTTGTTTGCGAGTACGACGGCGGGCGCGGCGGCGGCACTAGGTATTGTATATAGTTTCGCGGTGCAGGCGTTCCCACAGTTTAATGAGTTATCGAGCGGGTACAAGCTGGCGGCGGTGGCGGGATTGGCGATTGGTATACCGGTGGTTTCGACCGCGCTGCGCGTGGCGTGGGGGTATGTGGACGCCAGCACGGAGTTATGGGGTGACGCGGTGTGGGCCGGTATCGTGGCGTTCGGCATCTCGCAGGTTACACATAATATTCGCAAGAACTTGAACCGCGATGATCGGGATGAGTTGGCGCTGTCGTTAATTGTGGATGCGGTGGCGCAATTGGAGCAGTATGATCGTGATGAAGTGTGGCAGTTGGTGCAGCAAGTGAAAGACCTGCGTGACGATGGTTTGGGTAACGCAGCGGGAGTGTTGTTCGACCGCGTGGTGTGGTATTGGGATAAGTGCGCGAATAGTTAGGCTAATATACCCGAATTCACAATGTGTAGAGAGCCCTTGAGCCGAATTTTTTTGGCTCAAAGGCTCTTTTTTATTAGTTGGTACTGATATGGCGAATAACACAGTTCAAGTCATAATCAAAGCAAAAGACGAAACCAGCAGCGTGTTCGCGACGGCGCAAAGCAAGTTAAGTGGGTTGGGTAACGCTGCGGGGGGCGTGGCGGCGAAAGGGTTCACGGATTTGCAGAGCGCGGCAAAGGGCGCGGGGCTGGCGGTGGCAGGCGCGGCAACGGCGATGGGCGTGGCGGTGGCGGGGATTGCGAAGGCGAGCGTGGACGCGGCGACTGAGTTCGACGCGGCGATGGGCACGATGGGTATTGCCTCTGGGGCAACGGCAGACGAACTGACGCTAATCAGTGATTTTGCACTGAAAATGGGCGCGGATAGCGTGTTCGGCGCGACTGAAGCGGCGGGCGCGATGGAGGGATTGTTCAAGTCTGGTCAGGACATATCACAAGTCATGGGTACTGTGTCGGAAGACGCGGGCGGGATGGCGGCAGCGTTACAACTCGCTAAAGAGAAAGGCATTACATTAAACGAGGCGATAGCCGAACTGGGCGGGAGCACGGGGACATTAAGCGCGGTGCTGGACTTGGCGACGGCGAGTAATCTGTCGATGGAGGAGAGCGCGGACGCGTTGGCGGTGGCGATGGCGACGTTCGGGAAGCCGGCGAGCGAGGCAACGGCGATTGTTAATAACTTCGTGCAGGCGGCGGACGCATCGGTGATGGAAGTGGGTGATGTGACCGAAGCGTTGCGTAATGTGGGGCCAACCGCGCAGGCGATGGGCTACAGCATGGAGGAGGTAACGAACGCGCTGGCGTTGTTGAGCCAGCGCGGGATTGCGGGGGCGGAGGCGGGCACGGCGCTCAAGTCCATGTTGAATAATCTGTCCCGGCCAACCAATCAGGTGCAAGATGCTATGCGCGAGTTGGGCGTATCGCTGTATGACGTGGAGGGCACTGTGTTGCCGCTGCGTGATGTGGTTGGACAGTTGTCGGACGCGTTCAGTGGTAACGCGGAGATTACTAAAATAGTAGGCGGCGTGACGGAGGAGATGGCAAAGGCAGCGGAGAAAGCGCGGGCGCAAATTCCCAAGTTGACTACTACACTAGATGAGCAGCACACTAAGTTAGGGATTCTCAATCAGGAATACGCACAGACAATAGAGAAATACGGTGAGGGTTCGACGCAAGCGCAAAAGAAAGCACTGGCGATTAAGAAGCTGACTAACGACATTAACGATAACGAAGCAGCACTGCACGGACACTGCGCGGCAATCGACGCGGTCAATAACGCGGAGACACAGACAATTAAGACGACTTTGAAGCTCACTGAGGAGCAAAAGAAACAATATGCCAGCACCATCGCAGGAACGTATGGGCAAAACGCGCTGTTTAGTCTGCTGGAGGGCGGCGTAGGCACGTGGGATGACATGGCCGATGCGACGGCGAACGCGGCGACGGCGAACGATGTGGCGGCGGCGAAGATGGCGACGTTCGCGGGCATGGTCGAGGAGTTGAGCGGCGGGCTGGACACGTTGAAAATCACCATCGGCAAGGCGGTGATCGACAATGCCTTGAAACCGTTGGTGGGTTTTTTGAGCGGGACGGTAGTGCCTAACTTGCAACTCTTGGCGGATAAGTGGATCCCGCGTGTAGAGGCGGCGGTGGGCGATTTGGGTTACGTATTTACGGCGTTGAGAGATGGCAAT